AACAGTGGATGGAAGAGGTTCTAAAGGATCACTTCATGGTTTAACTAAGTTTACAATGGACGATTGTCCAGCTAATTTATTCTTTTTAGAATATATATCTAGACCTTCAACTGCTGAAATCTTCTTTGAAGATGTTCTTATGGCTTTACATTTTTATGGTATGCCAATACTTGCAGAGAATAACAAACCAAGATTATTATATTATTTAAGACGTAGAGGTTATAGACAATACTCTATGAATAGACCTGATAAATTAGTATTTAAATTATCAGTTACAGAAAAGGAAATAGGTGGAATACCTAATTCAAGTGAGGATGTAAAACAAGCTCACGCAGCTGCGATAGAATCTTATATTGAAAGTTTTGTAGGTTATAACAACGAACAATATGGAACTATGTATTTTCAAAGAACATTAGAAGATTGGGCAGCATTTGATATAAATAATAGAACTAAGCATGATGCATCGATTAGTTCAGGTTTAGCACTAATGGCTTGTAATAAAAATAAATATAGACCAAACGCTCAGGTTATAAAAGAAAAGGTTTCATTAGGCTTTGCTAAATATAACAATGACGGGAATAATTCAAAAATTTTTAAAGAATGATTAACACAAGTACTAATAGTTCGTTTCCTAATCAGGTGGTACCTGAGGCAGAAAAGCGAAGTTGGGAATATGGTTTGCAAGTTGCGCAAGCTATTGAGCATGAGTGGTTTAGAGGAGGCAGAGTTAATAACAGTCGTTGGAATAATGGTTATTAAAATTTTAATAGATTAAGGTTGTATGCTAGAGGTGAACAGCCTATACAAAAATATAAAGATGAATTATCTATTAATGGTGATTTGTCTTATTTAAATTTAGACTGGAAGCCAGTTCCAATTATACCTAAATTTGTAGATATAGTTGTTAATGGTATTTCATCTAAAAATTATGATATAAAAGCTTACGCTCAAGATCCTTTCTCTCAGAAGCAAAGAACTAATTATGCTAGTGGGGTTTTAAAAGATATGATGGCTAAGCCATTAATTGATAGTATTCAACAAAATTTAGGGGCTACATTATATAACACATTAGATCCAGCAAACCTTCCTCAATCTAAAGAAGAGTTAGAGGTTCATATGCAGTTAAGTTATAAACAATCTGTTGAAATTGCTGAAGAAGAAGTTATAAACAACATATTAGATTTTAATAAATACCATCTAACAAACAAAAGATTAACTGAAGATATAACTACAATAGGTATTGGAGCTTGCAAAACTACATTTAATAAAGCTGAAGGTGTTACTATAGATTACGTAAACCCTGCTAATTTAGTTTATTCATACACAAACGACCCTAATTTTCAAGATATATATTATGTAGGAGAAATAAAAGCAATTACCATATCTGATTTAAAGAAAGAATTTCCAAATCTTTCAGATGATCAGTTATCAAGAATAGCTAAGTTTCCTGGAAGAGAAAGCAGGATGAATGGTGTTAATAATGATAGCGATTTAATTCAAGTATTATACTTTGAATATAAAACATATATTGATCAAGTATTTAAAATCAAGAAAACAGATACTGGACTAGAAAAAGCTTTAGAAAAACCCGACTTTTTTGCCCCACCTCCAAGTGATAATTTTGATAGAGTTTCAAGAAGTATAGAGGTTTTGTTTACTGGTGCTAAAGTAATGGGGGTGAATGAAATGTTGAGATGGGATTTAGCTGAGAATATGACAAGACCTAACAGTGACTTAACTAAGGTTAATATGAATTACTGTATCGTGGCTCCTCATATGTATCAAGGACGTATTGATTCATTAGTTAATCGTATAACTAGTTTCGCTGATATGATTCAAATAACATCGTTAAAATTACAACAAGTAATACAAAGGATGGTTCCAGATGGTGTATTTGTAGATGTTGATGGTTTAGCTGAGGTTGATTTAGGCAACGGAACAAACTATAATCCACAGGAAGCATTAAACATGTATTTCCAAACTGGATCTATAGTTGGTAGATCTTTAACTCAAGATGGAGATCCTAACAGAGGTAAAGTACCAATTCAAGAATTACAATCATCAAGTGCTAATGGTAAAATACAATCATTAATTAATACTTATCAGTATTACTTACAAATGATAAGAGATGTAACTGGTCTTAATGAAGCTAGAGACGGAAGCACACCAGATAAAAGTACTTTAGTAGGTTTACAAAAACTAGCGGCTAATGCTTCTAATACGGCAACTAGACATATATTAGATGCAAGTTTATACTTAACATTAAGAACATGTGAAAATATTTCTTTAAGAGTTGCAGATATGTTAGACTTTGATTTAACTAATGCAGCTTTAGTAAAAAGCTTAGGTAAATTTAATACCTCTACATTACAAGAAATAGATACTTTACATTTATACGATTTTGGGGTCTTTTTAGAATTAGAACCAGAAGAAGAAGAAAAAGCAATGTTAGAGCAAAACATTCAAATGGCTTTGCAACAACAACAAATATACTTAGAAGATGCTATAGATATTAGAGAGATTAAAAATCTCACTTTAGCTAATCAAGTATTAAAATACAAAAGAAAACAAAAACAAGAGAAAGAACAACAACTAGCTCAACAAAATATTGAGGCTCAAACTCAATCCAATATACAAGCTTCTGAGCAAGCTGCAATGAATGATGTTCAAAAAGCTGAAGCCATCGCTTCAACAGAGACACAATTAGAACAAGCTAAGTCTCAGTTTGAAATCCAGAGAATGGAAACAGAGAATCAATTAGAATTACAATTGATGGCGCAAAAATTTGAGTATGATATGAAACTCAAAGAAGCAGAACTTGGAGCTCAAAAATCAAAAGAAGCTGAAGTTGAAGATCGTAAGGATAAGCGAACTAAAATGCAAGCCTCACAACAATCTCAAATGATTAGTCAAAGACAAAATGAATCTTTGCCTACTAATTTTGATGCACCAGATGATTCGGATTTATCTGGATTCACTATATAGTTTTAAACTATTTATTAATTTTATATTATTTTATTATGTCAGAACAAACACCCCAAGAAGGGAGTTTTAAGGTAAAACTCAAAAAACCTAAACAATTAAACAATCCAGCTAAAACTACAAAAGTAGATTTATCTAAACCTAAAGAAGAAAAAGATGCCATTCAAGTCACAGAAACAAAGACAGTGGATGTGGATCAACAAGCCGGAGATGGCAAAGAAGTGGGAAGCAGAGGGAGCGATGTCACCGTTGCAAATGTTGAAAAACAACCAAAAGAAGTTACAGATGATAAACCAGTTATTGAAGAAATAATTGATGAACCTGTAAAAGAAGAAGAAGTTGTTGAAATAGGAGAGAAGATGGAGGTTCCATTAAAAATGGATGATCCACAACCTATAGCTCCTAATATGGATTTACCAGAGAACATAGAAAAGCTGGTGGACTTTATGAAAGAAACAGGTGGAACGTTAGAAGATTATGTTAGATTAAATGCTGACTATTCTAACATAGACAATGATACTTTATTAAAAGAGTATTATAAACAAACGAAATCACATTTAGATTCAGAGGAAATTAAATTCTTAATTGAAGACAATTTCTCTTATGATGAAGAATTAGATGAAGAGCGAGACGTAAGAAAAGCGAAACTCGCCTATAAAGAAGAGGTTGCAAAAGCCAAAGGGCATTTAGAAGGATTAAAAAGTAAATACTACGAGGAAATCAAGTTGAGACCCGGAGTTACTCAAGATCAGAAAAAAGCCACTGACTTTTTCAATCGCTACAACGAAGAGCAAGGTGTGGCTAAACAACAACATGAAGATTTTAAATCTAACACTAAAGAGTATTTCACTAATGAATTCAAAGGTTTTGAATTTAAAGTTGGTGAAAAGAAATTTAGGTATGGGGTTAAAAATGTTAATGATGTTGTAAGCAATCAATCAAACATTAATAATACGATCGGGAAGTTCCTTGATAATAAAGGTAATGTTAAAGATGTCCAAGGTTATCACAAAGCTATGTATGCTGCTGACAATGCTGATACTATTGCACAACACTTCTATGAGCAAGGGAAATCCGATGCTATTAGGAATATTGCTGCAAAGTCTAATAATGTAGACACTAGTCCAAGAACAAGAGCTCCAGAGGATGTTTTTGTTGGTGGATTTAAAGTTAAAGCCGTTAGTGGTCTTGATTCTTCAAAATTGAAAATCAAAACAAGAAAATTTAACTAAAAATTATTATTAAAAATGGGACAAATTAATCCTGTGTTCGGCTCTATTGTGCCGTCACTACAACAACAAATCTTGAACAGCAACTACTTAAACTTTGCTACAGGTGCTGCAGGTGCAAACGATTTTGCACAACAATACCTACCTGAAGTTTACGAAGCTGAGGTTGAAAGATATGGAAACAGAACTTTATCTGGATTCCTTAGAATGGTTGGCGCTGAAATGCCAATGTCGTCTGATCAAGTTATCTGGTCAGAACAAAATAGATTACACATCTCTTATAATGGATGTTCAGTAACAAGTGCTGGTGGAGCTGCAATTGGAATTATTTCAATTCCTTCAACTGCATCTGTATCTCCTGTAACTGGAGCTGGTCAAACTGCACCGATCCAAACAATTGGTGTTATTAATCTTAACGATACTATCGTTATTATGAACACTGCAACTGGTGTTACAATTAAAGCTGTAGTAGTTGTTGCTCCGGTAGTAGCTGGTGGTGGTGCACCTGCAACTCAAATACAAGTTGCTTCATTCACTGCTGCTAACCTAAATGCTTTAGGTGCTGCTGCTAACTTGAAGATATTTGTATACAGTTCTGTGTTTGCAAAAGGTACTCTTGGATCTGTTGCTGCTGCTCAACCACAGTTCACTCAATTCAATAACCAACCAATTATCATAAAAGACAGATACCAAATTAATGGTTCTGACACTGCACAGATTGGATGGGTTGAAGTTGCTACTGAAGATGGTACATCAGGATACTTATGGTATCTAAAATCTGAGTCTGAAACAAGACTAAGATTTGATGACTATTTAGAAATGGCAATGATTGAAGGTGAATTAGCCGCTGGAGCTGGACAGTTTGCTGTACAAGCTGCTGCTGGTAACATTGCTGCTACTGGATTCGGTGCTGCTACTGCTGCTCATGGAACGCAAGGTTTATTCCAAGCTATCCAAACAAGAGGTAACATCATGTCTGGATTCTCTGCTGCTACTGGTATCAGTGATTTCGATCAAGTACTTAAAAACCTTGACACTCAAGGAGCAATCGAAGAAAATATGCTTTTCTTAAACAGATCTACTGATCTTAGCTTTGACGATATGTTGTCTCAGATCTCTGTAGGTGCTGGTGGTGGAACTGCTTATGGTTTATTCGAAAACTCTGAGGATATGGCACTTAACTTAGGTTTCTCTGGATTTAGAAGAGGTTCTTATGACTTCTACAAAACTAGCTGGAAATACTTAAACGATGCTTCTACAAGAGGTGCTGTTGCTGTTAGTGGAATCGATGGTGTATTAATACCTGCTGGAACTTCAACTGTTTATGACCAAATGTTAGGTACAAACATTAGAAGACCATTCTTGCACGTAAGATACAGATCTTCAGAAGCTGACGATAGACGATACAAATCGTGGATCACTGGTTCTGTTGGAGGTGCTTACACTTCATCATTGGATGCAATGCAAGTACATTTCTTATCTGAGAGATGTCTTGTAACTCAAGCTGCTAATAACTTCGTGTTATTCCAAGCTTAATATTTATTGTAATAGTTACCCTCGTAAAAACTACGGGGGTAATTGTTACTCTTATTTTTTTTAATTATATTATATCATATTATGTCAAATACAAAAGAAATACAAGCCCCTGAATGGGAGATCAAAACAAGAGTTTTTTACTTGTTACACGATATTACGCCGTTAACTTATACTTTACAAACAAGACACAGTGGTCAATACCCTCTATTACATTTCGATAAGAGTACAAATACTCAAAGAGAATTAAGGTATGCTACTAATCAAAACTCTCCATTTGTTGATGAACAAAAAGGAGAATGTACATTAGGCCATGTAATTTTTGAAGAAGGAGTTTTAACAGTTGACGCGACAAGACAAAATCTACAGAAATTCTTAATGAGCCATCCTAAAAAAGACATTGTCTTTAAGGAATGGAGTAAATTAGAAATTGCTCAAGATGACTTAGCTGACCTAGACCTAGAATTAGATGCAATGAATGCAGCTAAAGCTATGGATATTGATCATGCTGAAGCAGTTCTTAGAGTTGAAAAAGGATCTGCAGTTGCTGGAATGAGTACTAAAGAATTAAAAAGAGATCTAATTCTTATGGCTAAAAAGAATCCTGCAGCATTCTTAGCTATCGCTAATGATGAAAATGTAGGTTTAAGAAATACTGCAATTAGAGCAGTGGAACAACACATGATTAAATTATCACAAGATCAACGAACTTTTCATTGGGGATCAAATGATAGAAAGCTTATGACTGTTCCTTTTGACGAAAACCCTTACTCAGCTTTAGCCTCTTGGTTTAAGACTGACGAAGGCGTAGAAGTTTTCAAAACAATTGAGAAAAAGTTACAATAACATGTAACTATAATTATAGTGGTGGGTCGCTTAAAAAACGGCCCTTCCATTATTAACAAAAATACCAAAATGGCAATAAACATAAACTTAGTTTACAAAGCAGTATTAG